CCAAGATATTTACGTCATGTCCAAATGAATAAAGAATCTGAAGTTGCACAACTACTTGCAGAAACTAACCCATATATGGTTGAAGAGTCTGTATGGTCGAGTAGTCGTACAGATTATTGTATTGGATTCCCTGTAATCAGTCCAAAGGGTTCGCTCTATAAAGAGGATCTTTTCGGTACAGACTTGTTACAAAAAGTTAAACTTGTACAACAAAATTGGGTAGAGGCTGGTACAAATCCAGAGTTATGTGCAGATAAACTTATTCGTCATAATGTGTCAAACACAGTTACTGTCCCAACACACAAATGGAGTGAAGTCGAAGATTATGTTTATGACAATCGTGATTATTTTGCTGGTATTTCATTCTTATCGGGGTCTGGTGACAAAGACTTTAATCAAGCACCAATGACGGAAGTTTCTACAGAGAAAGAAATTGTAGACAAGTACGGCCGCGGTGCAATGTTTGCTGCTGGATTAATTGTTGATACAAGAAAAGGATTTAATGATCTTTGGGAAGCAACATCTATTGCACAAATGGATGAACAATATCGCGGTGAACTTTCTGACTTACGTGCAGAGTGGGTACGTAGATTTAAAAAGTTTGCAGACAACTACTTTGGTGGAGATATGAAAGATGCCGAGTATTGTCTTAAAGACGTATTCTTACTACATAAGTGGACTAAAATTCAACAAAACTTGAAACCTATTGATTTTAACTCTCAGTTGGAAACCAAAAAGTTTACTGATATTGATACAATGGGTGCGGTTGCATGTCACGGTGGTGCATGTGAGATATCCTTTTAAATACAACAAACGGTAGAGTGGAAACCCCTGTTTTTCTAAATAATTTGTGTCACGATTAGGAGGAAATCTGACTTATGAAAAGCAAGTTTCAAGAATGTAATTTTTGCGGAGTAGAATTTTCCGTAAAATACGTAGATGATGATGAAACTATACGTTTTTGTCCGTCATGCGGAGAGTCTTTGGACGACTATATATTAGATGAAGACTCTTTTGCAGAAATGGATGATGATGTATGGTTCGAATCGGAGGAATAGATTACAGTCTAACTTCACCCTCAGTGTGTATTTACAATGGTGCGGTAGAAAACTTTAGTTTTGATAAGTGCGAGATATTTTACCTATCAAATGTCAAAAAATTCTCAGACTTAGAATATAAAAATCTTTCTGGACAAGGAGCTCTAAAAGAGTACTCCTGTCCAGAAGAAAGATATGATTATATTTCAGATTGGGTTATGGATATTCTTATATCTTACAACATAGAAGATGTTGCGATAGAAGATTATAGTTATGGATCGACAGGAAAAGTGTTTCACATTGCAGAAAATTGTGGACTTTTGAAATGGAAAATATGGCAATCAGAGATTAAATATCAAGTAGTGCCACCCACAGTGATCAAAAAGTTTGCTTCTGGTAAAGGTAACGCAAACAAAGAAAAAATGTATGAAAGCTTTTTGTTTGAAACAAAGAGAAATCTACAAGAAGAATTTCAAATTAAATCAGAGAAAATAGGAAATCCAGTTTCAGATGTAGTAGATTCCTACTATATTTGTAAATATGTGCTTGACAATCCCTCGTAGTTTCGATATACTGTATGTGAAAGATAAGAGGAGTGATTCGTTATGACACAAGTTGCAGTTATCCACACAGCGTTTGAAGAGACCCCACGTACTGTTGCCTTTGTAGAAGTTGGTGACAGGGTTGGTGATGAAGCTCTTGAGTATGCATATCGTTGGACACAAAATATCATGGACAGTTGGTCAATGAAAATGTCGGAAGATGGTAATGATGATGTTACTGTTGTAGGCGAACTTCCTGTGCATGATGGTCAAACGTATGGTTTGCGTTCTACATCTATGGGTGACCAGATGTTGATGGGTACTACCAAATACAAAGTTTCAATGGTTGGATTTGAGGAAATTGCCTAATGGGTATGTCTAGTTACATTTTTGATTGTGTCGATGAGTTCGAACACAAAGCAGCAACCAAGTGTGGTGAGTGTGAAAGTTTCGGTGAACTTGTAACATTCATGGAACCACATAAACATCTACTAAATGGTTCCGCCGAAGGCGAAGATTGGACAATGTTTCTCAGTGAAATATGGGAAATGTACTGGAGTAAACATCAATGAATATTTTTGTACTTGACAAAAATCCAATACGTGCCGCACAATTGCAGTGCGACAAACACGTAGTGAAAATGATTGTCGAGTCTGCACAAATGTTGTCTACTGCACATCGTATTCTTGATGGTACTAAAACCAAACGTCCATCCAAGTCTGGTAAACGAATGGTTGACTATTGGGTACATCCAGACAACAATCTAGAAAATACACTCTACAAAGCTGTACATCCAAGTCATCCATCTACATTGTGGACTATGGAATCTATACAAAACTACATCTGGCATTATGATCACTGGTATGCATTATGTGTCGAATATCAATATCGATACAAAAAAGTGCATAGTACAGAAACTTTACTAGAATATGTACTATCAATTCCACCTAAAAACATTCCACATACCGATATGACTCCATTCAAACTTGCGATGAAATCTAATCCAGAATGTATGTTTGAATGTCCTGTAGAGTCATATCAAGCATTCTATCAGACAAAACAAGATCGTTTCAAAATGGCGTGGACAGGACGGACAGTGCCGGAGTGGTTTAATGTTGCATGAAGATGAACTTGATTTTGCAAAGATTTATATCGGTTCTCACATGGAAAGAGCTACATGGTTGGGAAAGATAGTAAACTTTAAACACGTAAATTCACAGTTTGGCCCAAGTGTAGTATATAACTTTGTAACTAGAACTGGAAAATATGGTTGTTTCTTTATCAAAGAAGAAATACCAGAACTACAAGAAAATGTTTGTTTTCATTTTGAAGGTACTGTAAAGGCACACAGATACAATTCATATGGTGAACAATATGAAACTCACTTCAACAGAGTAAAAATCAAAAAAATATTAGGAAAACTTATTGACAGTGATGATGAAATCTGATACTATGATCGTGTATAAATAGATATAAAATGGTGAAATAAAATGATACTTGTAGATCTCAATCAAGTAGTCATTTCGAACTTGATGGTTCAGATAAACAACTATAAGCAAGAAGCCGAAGAAGGCCTTGTGAAACATATGATACTTAATAGTATTCTAAGTATCAAGAAAAAGTTTGGAAGTGACTACGGCAATATTGTATTATGTTGCGACAACAAAAACTTTTGGAGGAAGGACATCTTTCCTTACTACAAAGGTAACAGAAAAAAGATAAGAGAAAACTCTGGTTACGATTGGAGTATGATCTTTAATACGATTACGCAGACTAAAAAAGATTTGCGTGAAATTTTTCCATACAAGATAATTGAAGTAGACCGCACAGAGGCTGATGATATCATTGGTACTCTTGTAAAAAACTTCTCTAAGTATGAAAAGACACTCATTATTTCTTCTGATAAAGACTTTAAACAGTTACAGAAATACCCTAATGTAACTCAGTATAGTCCTATTCTAAAGAAATTTCTGATTACAAAAGAACCTAATAAATATATTAGAGAACATATTATTCGCGGAGACAGTGGTGATGGTGTACCTAACTTTCTGTCAGACGATGATGTTTTTGTAACTGATAAACGACAAAAACCACTATCCAGAAAGAAACTTATAGAATGGTTAGATATTGATAGAAATCCAGAAGATTTTTGTGACTCTAACATGTTGGAAAAGTATAAAAGAAATGAACAACTTGTAGATCTTTCATTTGTGCCCCAAGAAATTCAAGACAAAATTCTTGAAGAATTTGGTAAAGAACCTGAAGGTGATATGAATAAAGTATTCAACTACTTTATCGAAAACAAAATGGTTTTGATGATGGATGAAATATCGAATTTTAAAGAGGCTAAATATGAAACCTATCTATGAAATCCTGTCTGAAATAGGACAAACAAAATCAACTAACGCTAAAAAAGATATTTTACTAAATAATAATAGCGAACAGTTTAAGTTATTCTTGAGAATGATGTTCGATAAATCTATTGAATTTGGTTATAGTAAAATACCAGATTATACTCCTTCAGATGACCCAGAAGGTTACACCATGACAAATCTTTATAGAGAGATGCATAAAATGCACTTATACTATAAAGATAATGTCGAACAAGTAGGTGATAGGATAGCCGAAAGACAATTAGTTTATTTGTTGGAAGGACTGTACCATAAAGATGCAGAAATTGTTGAAAAGTTAATAATGGGTAAATTAAAAGTATCCGGCTTGACGGAGAGATTAGTTAGAGAAACGTATCCAGAGTTGATTCCAAATGAGACTGAAAGTTGACAGATTGTTAGTTTTCACAGCGGCCATAGTTGTTGGGGTTGGCCTATTTGCCGTTGTCTGTGCAATGGAAACACAGAAATCTTTCACCCTATGCAATAAAATCTGCACAAATCCTATTGACAATCAATAAAGTACGTGATAAAGTATTTTAAATTAATGGAGAAAGTGAATGTCAAAAAGAAAAAATATCAAAAAAGTTTTACCAGTAGGTGACAAACGCGATCCTTACGGTT